GTATCTGCACCAAATGGTACAGGAGATGTGCAGCTTGATGCAGATACTGTTAGAGTAGGCGATAGCGGTGCTGCTGCAAACATTGCTAGTAATGGAGACAATGACCTTATACTAAAAACAGGAAATTCTACGACAGGAACCATGCAAATAACAGATGGGGCTAACGGAAATATTACGCTTGCTCCAAACGGTACAGGTTTTGTTGGCGTTCCAAACATTCTTTTTAGCACTACTGCTACAGATACAAACTCTAATAATTGGGAAATAAAACTAAGTGGCGGTAATTTATTCTTTGCATATAACAATGTTAATAAAATGAAGTTAGACACAAGTGGAAATCTTACCGTTGTAGGTGATGTAACTGCCGCAGGGTCATTGTAATGTCAGCACTTCAGCAATCAGGGGCAATAAGTCTTATTGAAATAGCAAATGAGTTTGGTGTTTCCTCTGGTGCTAGAAGCTTAAAAGCATTTTATCGAGGTGGATCAAACGTATCTAGCACCACGGTTGTAACTACTAGTGCTACTAATGCACCTTCTAACAATACTCCCGTGTCTAATTTTGCTGGTGTTACAGGCTTAACTCTATCGGCTGATTTAACGACATTATCTACCGATAGTAGTGGTAGAGCTTTAATTTATACCTCTAGTAATAGTTCAACAGATAGAACAACAGCTTTAAATAGTACATATAGTTATGAAGCAAATGATATTCTTGAGGTTTATGTTAAAAATTCTGGTGGAAATACCAGTATAGTGACTGGCACTTACACAAATGGAACAATTAGTACCAGCCCGTTAACACGACAAGGGGATAACCCTGGTCATGCCACTGTAACTAGCACTGGCTTTAGTGTGCGAGCGACAGACCCAGGTGCTAATGCACAAACAAGTGAAATTAGTTTTTTTACAACCAATATTACAGGGGCAGGGGTATTAGATTTAACTTCTATAACTAGTAATCTTAATCCAGTACAACAATACATGAGTGCTTATGTAAGAGTAAATCCTGGATCAGATGGTCAAGCAGTAACAGTGGTGCGAGATGACGGTACATTATTTACAAACAATTCTGCATATGCCGTTAATATAACAGGAAATGCTACAAACACTGTTCAAGTTGGAGGTACGTTAACAGGAGCTTTTCCTGATTCAAACAATCAATATACCTGTTCTTATACTCCTGTAAGCACCGATCAAACAGCAACTCCTGCTCCACCTACAAGTGATTCCGCAGTGAGTGACTTTGGGGGAGTTACAGGTTTGACTTGTACTAGGACAACATCAACTTCAACTTCAACTTCAGTGGGAAATTATGTTAAGGTTGGTTCAACACAAACTAATACAAGTGGCACGATTTTGAGTTTGCCTGGTGCTAGTAATGCTGCTGGAAACCCAACAAGAAAAGCCAGAGTAAGAAATGAAAGCGTTGGCGCACAACCCGTTATTGAAAGGCTTGAAACTCAATATGGTTCTGCTCCTTTCGTATCAAGTGATGAACCTAACAATGTAAGCATTGCATCAGGTAGTGTATCTTCTGCGTATGACGTTGCTCAAAATGCCACTAGGTATTTTAAAGTTAGGTTTAGTGGGGCTGGTGGGCCAAGTGACCAAAAAGCATCAGTTGAAATGCAATCTGTTGTAACAACTACAATTAATACATTTACTTACAGTTTTACAAACAACACAGGTTTTCCTGTTACGATATCAGGCTCTGGGATAACTAGCACAACTATACCCGATGGTGGCACAAACAACGAAGCAATAGTTCACCCTAGTGGTAACTTTACCATTCAATATCAAGTAGCTAATGCACAGGCGTTAAATGGTAATATACCTGAATCTGGTGCGATCAGTCTTACTAATTTCTATGGCACGGAGGACTTCTCTTAATGCCTTTAACCAAGTTACAGTTTAGACCAGGAATAAATAAAGAGATATCCGAATACTCTAACGAAGGCGGCTGGATTGATGGAGACAAGATACGGTTTCGTTTTGGTTATCCAGAGAAAATAGGGGGTTGGACTAAATACACAAGCAACACTTACCTTGGTACACCCAGAACATTACATGCATGGATTACTTTAGCTGGAGACAGATACTTAGGACTTGGCACAAATGTTAAATATTACATAGAATCGGGCGGTGCATACAACGATATTACGCCTGTAAGACGAACAGTAAGACAACCTTTTGTAATGACAGGAACTAACTTAGTAGGAACAACAAGTGCTGGAACTGTAACAACCTTAATTACTACAGGAACAGCAGATGGTGCAGCGTTAGGAACAAACATAACAATGCTTGTAGATGGTGTTGCGGTTACCTCTGAATTAGGAACACCTGATTATGTAGGTCCAGAGAGTGAAAGGCCATTAGGCATGACAGCTTCCGTTGGAACTGTTACCTTTGTTACAGACACAGTTGAAGTACCCGTAGGTGATTAATGGCAGACGTTAGTTTTACAGTTACAGGAGTTACAACCACAGCCAGCACTGGTGGCTTACCTTTATTTCAGACAAATACGGCTGGGGACATTAAATTTACTACAACTGTCTCAAGCACTTTAGTTACAGTTCAAGATGCAGCGCATGGATGTGTATCTGGTGACTTTGTTGATTTTTCAAATGTGACGTTTGGCAGTGGCACAGGTTTTAGTTCTCTCATAACACAACTACAAAACAATTTCGAGGTAACTGTTATAGGTGTAAACGATTTTACCATAACTCTTTCTTCTCCTAGTGGGGCAGACATGGTTGCTTCAGGTGCTGCTGACGCTGATTTCATGTTAAATAAAGGCAGTGTTACACAGCTTCTAGGTACTGGTTGGGGTGCAGGACCTTGGGGTGCAGATGGCTGGGGCGATGCAGCAAGCGAAGCAGTTACACTCTCTACCCAGCTACGTCTATGGCAACAGGATAACTTTGGAGAAGATTTAATCTTACTACCAAGAAACGGACGATTATATTATTGGGATAAAACCACAGGGTTTAACACAAGACCACGTTCTCTTGATAGCTATACTTCTGCTGCGCCAACGAAAAGCAGAGAGGTTCTGGTTTCTGATAGAGACAGACACGTTATTGTATTTGGAACCACACCTTTAAACAGCACGGATCTTGACCCACTGCTCATACGTTTTAGTGACCAAGAGAATCCGTTTGATTGGACTCCTACTGCCACAAATACGGCTGGTGATTTAAGGGTTGGTAGTGGCTCTGAGATTGTTCAAGCCGTTGAGACAAGGCGTGAAATAATTGTGTTGACAGATACAAGCGTACACTCGATGCAGTTTTTAGGACCGCCTTTTACGTTTGGCATATCACAGATAGCAGAGGGTACAACTATAAGAGGTATAAATGCTGCGGTAGCTATCAATGACGCTGTGTTCTGGATGGGTGTGGATAGATTTTACTTGTATGATGGTCGTGTGCAACCGATACCTTGCACTGTAAAAGACCATGTGTTCAATGACTTTGACGCAGCCAACTCTCAAAAAGTCATTGCTGGTAGAAACTCTGCCTATGGTGAGGTGGTATGGTATTATCCGTCTGAATCAGGTGGCACAGGTGAAAATGACCGATATGTTGTTTACAACTACGAAGAGAAGGTTTGGTATATTGGAAACTTAGCACGTTCTGCATGGCTTGACAGAGGCATTTATGAGTATCCGTTTGGTGCTACACATGATACGGATTCCGTTGCTGCAAGACAACTATATACGCATGAGTTTGGTAATGATGCTGATGGTGCTGCGTTGGTAGCATTTATTGATTCTGCTCCTATAGATATAGGTGATGGCGAACAGTTTTCTTTTGTACGCAGAATGATACCAGATGTAGATTTTTCTAGCTCTGATACGGGCGCAACTAAAGAAGCTACGTTTACACTAAAACGTAGAAACTCTCCTAACGAGACATTTACAACAACAGATACGTTTACTGTTACAAACACAAGTGGTCAGAAACATACTAGAGTTAGAGCAAGGTCTTTGGGCTTGAAAGTACAATCAAATAATACAGGTGTTAACTGGAGACTTGGATCAACAAGGATAGATATAAGAGGCGATGGTAGAAGATGAGTAGAGAATTAGCTCCAATACAGTTTGCTTTGCCACCAGAAGAATATGATCGTGCTTATTTTGACGATGTTGTTCGCAGTTTGTCACAACTTGTGGTACAGATGAGAAACCCAGGTGAACTTAGAGGAACTAAAATTACGCTTACAGATTTACCCACATCTTCTGTTGGGTTAGAAACTGGAGCATTGTTTAATGATAACGGAACTGTTAAGATAGTGACATAATGGGATTATTTTCTAAGTTCAAAGATGTAGTAAGCGAAGCACTACCCACAATAGCAGGAACAATAGGCATGGCCTATTTTGGACCTGCTGGAGCCGCTGTTGGTGCGGGTATCGGAACCCTTGCTCAAGGCAGAGATATTGAAGATGCTATGGTAAATGCAGCGGTTGGTTATGGTGTTGGAAAAGTTGGTAGTGCATTTGGTTTTGGGCAATCCCCAACTCCCGG